CTAAAAGAGAAAACGACAGACTTGAGAGATTTGTTTCTCTCAGGTCCTTTACAATTTCAGATGAAAGTGATATAATATTATATGAAAAGACGTATCCAGACAGAAAGGCCTATCATCCTCCAAAGAAGAGCGCGAGGAAAACTAAGGCAAAGGCTTGATGCTCAAGCATACAGAAATTTTGTTGAACGAGGTAGAAATGTCGACACCACAGAGAATCAAAGAAGCTCGAATGAAAGCTCATCAGGAGCAAAAAGCAAAACGAAAGCGCGAATTGCTTTTTGCAAGCTCAAAGAAATCTTCTGGTTTTGAAGTGTATGTTCCACCTAAACGCTATATTCGCGAAACACCTGATTATCCAAGTGTAACAAGCACTGGTCAAGCTAATTGCGAAAAGAAAGATTCAACACAGTATTCAGGCGATTATTTGGTTGGCATTGCAACGATGCATAAATCAAATGCTGTGCCTGTTGGTCGTGATGATAACCCTACTAACTACTCTACAATGAGGAGAAATTGATGAACACAGCTAGCAATGAAACTCGTTCTGGTATGATAAAAACTTTAAAAGAAAATATTTGCCGTGTTGACTTTGTAAAAGCCAATGGTGAAAATAGAGTAATGAATTGTACTCTTAATTTTAGTGATATTCCTAAAGAAGCTCATCCTAAAAATGAATCAGTTGATTCTTGGCCAGAAGGTTTGATTAAAGTATACGACGTTCAAGCAAATGGATGGAGATCTTTTAAAGTTGATTCAGTTCTTTTCTTCTCACCTTTAGATGTATAAATAAGTGTACGTCTCGGTCAAAGTGTGATATAATTAATAATTATCTAAATAATGGAGTGTTCTTATGGCAGTAAAAAAACGTAAAGTCAGAGCTAGGCCGAAAACAGGATTGTCAGCGGCTCCTCTTGATGATTTTTATAAACTTAAGTTTTACTTTCATTATGAATTAGACCGCAAAGAGCTGTCTAGTCTTATTAAAGGTTATATTAGAAGTCACTTTGCTCGAGACGACCAAAAAAATATACTTGCCAATCCTGAATATCATTTCTTTATGCATGCGCATTTTGCTGCGGCTGTATATTGGCAAACACTAAATCTCGAATTTCCAGAACCTTGGAAAGATTGGGAAGCTTCAGTAAAGCAATATTATACTGATCTTATTCCTGTTGGTAAACAAATTCTAGCTGAAAAGGCTTTAGAAAAAGAAACCAATGTTGTAGTGTTAAATCCACAACAACGGCTTATGAATAAGATTCAATCAACAATTATGGTTGATCTAGATTTCTTAGAAGATGACTGGATGGATGGAAAATATAAATCATCTATTGAACTCTATACAAAATTTAAGAGTCATGGTCTTACCGGTTCAGCAGTTGAGCCAGTGAAGGAATGGGTTAATCAGCGTTTAGAAGAATTTTCTGATGCTTATTCTGGTAATTGCGAACAAGCCCAAGAAGCTTATTCACATATTACAAAACCAAATCTTAAATTGCTTATTAAGACTTGTGAAACAATGCTAAGCGATTTGGATTCAATCAAGAACGCTGCAAAGGCTGTTCGTAAATCAAAAGCAAGAATTAAGAAACCAAAAGCTGCTGATAAACAAGTAGCAAAACTAAAGTATTGTAAAGAAAATATGGAGTACAAAGTAGTATCAATTATTCCTATACAGATAATTGGTTCTATGAGGCTCTATGTTTTTAATACAAAAACAAGGGAAATTACTGAGTACGTTTCGGATTCCGCAAATGGATTTGAAGTAAAAGGTACAACATTGCAAGGTATTAATGTTGAACTTTCACGTAAAGTCAAGTTAAGAAAACCAAATGACTTTCTATCAATTGTACAGTCTAAAACACCGAGGCAGATAGACAACGAATGGCAAAAATTAACTACGAAATCATCAGTACCAAATGGAAGAATAAACGACGATTGTGTTTTATTGCGTGTATTGGATTCTTAATTGGTTGCTCGGAAGAACCTGTAGTATTAGAACCAATACCAGAAGAAATCGTTTCTTCTCCAGTAGAATATGAAATCACTTACATCGATCCGATATCATATTACTCTGAAGAAGAAATGCAATGTTTAATATTGAATTCATATTATGAAGCACGTAATCAAGACTCTCAGGCCATCATAGCCGTGGCAATGGTTACCTTGAATAGATATAATGACAGCAGATATCCAAATGATCTCTGTGATGTTATAAAGCAATCTAAGTATGACGTGAATGGAAGACTTCTACTTCATCAATGCCAGTTTTCTTGGTATTGCGATGGGAAGTCTGACAATCCCAAAGATATGAGAGCATATCATAGGGTTCAGGCCATTACTTATTATGCACTCGAGCTTTGGTACAATGGTTGGGATATCACAAATGGTGCAACACATTATCATGCAAACTATGTGAATCCTGACTGGACATACCAATTAACTTACGTTACTGATATAGGTGACCATAAATTTTATAAATGGAATTGATATGATTGAAGATAAAATATTAACCAAAAAGAGATTTTCTGAATTGGTTGAAAAGAAAGTAGCAAGTGGTAGAGAAAATAGTTACATCGATGCATGCCTAACAGTATGCGAGGAAAATCAATTTCCACCTGAAGATGTTGGTAGACTGATTTCTCCATCGTTACATGCTAAAATAGAAGCCGAAGCAAGTCGAAATAATTTGGTTAAATACACGCACAATACTGTCGCATTGCCTATATGATTATGGAACCATTTGAAGCTTATAGATTCTATCAATCTATAAAACTACATTTTGAAAATGATACGTATGATGCGGTCAAATACAATTATAAAACTTCTGCTAAACCACAAAGCTTTTGGAAAAGAAAAGATAAATTCTTTTTCGCAAAGGTTGGTCGTAAGTTTAATAATGTTCATGACCTTGTATCATATTACGTAGCTTATTTTGTTAATGATGTGAAGTGGATCGGCGAAATGCTAAACGATGAAGCCATTTATAATCAATGGTTAAAGAAAAAGCAATCGCTTGGTTATACCTTCAAACAAGATTTACATAAGTTATCTGAGAATGCAAAAACATTTGATGACTTATTTGTTGTACATAATAACTATCCGTTTCTGATTGATTCTTACTTAAAAAACGAAATTTCGTTAGAAACTATAGTGGTTATAAATAATTTAGTCAACTTTATAAAAAGGTTTGACAAACAAATTACGGAAACTATCGTGTGGCCTGAGCTATCGCGAAAGATTCGTAAGTATGGCACTTTCATTGAGTACGATCATGAGAAGATGAAAAAAATTATCTTCGAGGTATTTACATCTTAGTGAAAATGTTGTATAATATATTATATCATGGGTAAAGTGGATAATTCAGAAAATACATCGATACATTTAAAATACGGAGAAAATATATGTCATTTCAAGACTTAAAGCGTAATCGTTCTGCTTCAATCGAAGCTCTTACCAAAGCAGCAGAAGCTGTGGGTGGTTCCACTCAGCAAAATCAATCTTATGTTGATGATCGTTTTTGGAAACCAACTGTTGATAAAGCAGGTAATGGTTATGCAGTAATTCGTTTCTTACCAGCACCACAGGGCGAGGAACTCCCTTGGGTTCGTTACTGGGATCATGGCTTTCAAGGTCCATCTGGTCTTTGGTATATCGAAAACTCTCTTACTTCAATTGGTCAGCAGGATCCAGTATCTGAAGCAAATTCAGTATTGTGGAATACAGGCCGTGAAGAAGATAAGGAAACGGCTCGTAAGCGTAAGCGTCGTCTACACTATGTTACTAATATTCAGGTCATATCAGATCCTTCTGCTCCAGAAAATGATGGTAAAGTATTCCTTTATAAATTTGGTAAGAAGATCTTTGATAAGATCATGGATGTTATGCAGCCACAGTTTGCAGACGAACAGCCTGTAAATCCTTTTGACTTCTGGGAAGGTGCGAATTTCAAACTTAAAATTCAGCAGGTTGCTGGTTATCGTAACTATGATAAATCAGAATTTGCTAGTGTTACTAATCTTTCAGAAGATGACACGCAATTAGAAGCAATTTACAATAAGCTTTATAGTCTACAGGATTTCCTCGATCCTAAAAACTACAAATCTTATGCTGACCTCAAAGCTCGTTTGAATAAGGTTCTTGGTGAAGAGTCTGTAATGACTACCGCTGAATCAATTGCTGTAGATGAAACTGCTAATGTTTCTATAGTGACTGAAGCTCCCGGTGTACAGATTAATTCAGTACAAGAAACGAATGAGGAGGAGGATACTTTGAGTTACTTCCAAAAACTAGCTAATGATGGCTAGGTTTTT